AAAACTGATTCGGAGGGCTTTGAAAGGTGGGAGTGTGGATACGAAAGTGGGAATGAAGATTATGCTTTACTCCTACTGCTCGGCATTCCACGTTGACCCAAAAGACGCATATGAAACACCAGCATCCTTGATTAAGGAAATGTTGGAGATACATGGGGAAGTAAAGAAATTAGAATCGGAGGAAATGAAAAAGGCAGCAAAAGGTTCGTGAAGTAAATGGCAGCAAAGGGTGATGTTCAGAAAGACATTGATGAAATCAAAAAAAGTTTCAACGACATTGACCGAGCCATACTTGACGGGACTAAGAATTACAGACTTCTTCAAGCCTCAATCAGCAAGACCAATGGAATACTAGGTAGTACGAATTGGGTTATCTTCTCCCGTTTCATATCGGGAACTCCACTTTGGAGAATACAGAATCGAGTGAAAGCAAGCGTCATGCTACTCAATGAGTATCTCAGTGCATCAGAGAAGAACAGACTCAAAGAAGCAGAGAGACTCAAGATATACTCTCAAATAGCAAAGACTCAGAGAGGTTCAGGTAAAATTGCTCAAGACCTAAAAAAGATAGCAAGTATGGAAGTAGGTGAGGCTCAGGAACACATAGCAGCATTACAGGAAAAATCAGAGTTATTTGATGGATTATACTTCCAATATCAAGACCATGTTAAGGCAGCAAACGAACTACTTGATATCGTAGAAGCACAAAACAAAGAAGCAGATAAATTGAGAGCAACTGCACAGAGGGCTGCTCGTAAGGAAGCAGAAAAGAGAAAACTTGAGAATGCTGGAATCAAAGAGAGAATGAAATCTTTCATTGGTCTCAATGCTTTCAAGGATAAAGCAAGAATGGATGATTTGAAAAAGTTCATGAAAATGGAAGATAAAAAAGTAAAAATCACTAAGAAGATGCAAGCAGTGGCTGCTAAGGCAGGACTAGACCCACAGGAATTATTGCGAAAAGATGGTTCAATGAAAGCACCAACTGCTGATAGAAATACAAAGCAAGTAGTGATGAGAAGAGGTTCTTCAGGAAAGACACTAAACCCCAAACAATTAGAGGCACTTCAAAAACTACACACAATGGGATTAAAACAAAACGGTATGAGAGCGAAGTTCTACCGACTTGCTGCCAAACCAATGAAAGCAGTAATGGCAATAGGTACTGCTGTCAAGAAACTAGTATTCTATGCCTTAGCACAATTCATGAAGTTGATGTTATTATTGATAGTAATAGTAGCGGCATTCAAAATCATTGAACCATTCTTAGGAAATATATGGAAGGCTATTACCACGATGGCAAGTGTGTTATATCAAGGAATAATGATGGTTGTAAGTGGTATAGCCACGATGTTTACTGGTGTATACAATATACTTGATGGTATTTACAATATGGACCTTGCACAAATATGGGAAGGAATAGGACAAGTAGTGGGCGGAATACTTGATGTGGTAGCAGGTTTGTTCGTAGCGACTGTTGGAACACTGTTAGCAGGTGCTGCTGCTTTCATTGGAAGTCTGTTCATGGATGGATTCAATGCGTTGGGTGGTGGAATAAATGGTATTATTGGTGGAGTTGGTAGAGTAGTTAAAGGCATAGCAGGTGTAGTTGCAGGTGTCGCTTTGGTAGTCTCCGTTATTGGTATGATATTAGGTGCAGCAATTGCCTTCCCTGCTCTCATAGTTGCAGGTATTGCTTTGGCACTTTATCTAGCAATTGACCCTATTGTTTCATTATTAGTTTGGATATCAGATAATGTGTTAAAGCCAATATGGAATGCGATTAGTGATTTCTCTATTAGTGATGCAATAAATAATTTGGTTGCAGGAATTAAAGAGGCAGTAGGACAAATACTAGACAAGATTCCAAAACCAAGTGATGCAATAAAGAAGATAACTAGTAAGATACCTTTCCTAGCAACTGGTGGAAACGTTAAGCAGTCAGGAATAGCAGTTGTTGGAGAGAAAGGACCGGAGTTGGTTAATCTTCCAGCAGGTGCTAGAGTCAGTTCAAACAGGGATTCTGCTGCTATGTTGGGAGGTGGAACAACGATACACAACCACATCACTGTTCAAGTCACAGGTAGAGTCGGTGCTAATGACACCGAGATTAGAGATATAGCGAACAAAGTAGCGAAGGAAATCAATTCAAGAATGAATAGAACATCAACATCGGTGGTGAAATTCTAATGGCAGTAGGAGACAATTACAACAACTTCAGCGTATGGCTGGAACTACAAAGAAGAAATGAAGAAGGCGGAGACAGGGCAATCAACAGAATACCCTTGTTCGTGACTGAGATTCAGATATCCACAACGAAAACCGTACCAACTATTCCTGTTCCATTTGCAAGTGTAGGAACTGGAAAGTCTGAGACACTGGCTTTCGATATGGGATTGGCTAGTAAGAACGTCAGTCTAACTGGAACACTATTGAATCAAAGAATATTCAAGAATTCAGGAGAAGACGCATCTGTGGTTGAAGCAGTTCTTTCTCCATTTGAGATGGCTCAGTTAATCCACTCTTATGTTGACAGCAGTGCAGCACAAGATGACCAAGCCATGAATAAAATAATCATTCTAATACCTAGTAGGGTAGATACTAACTTCGCACCACATTCGTCTACAAGTGCATCAGATGATATCAACGACTTGCCTGTTATACCATTCACATTTGAGAATAGAAGATATGATGAGGGTTTCAAGAGAGTTGCGAATAACTATCTTCCATCTGCATTAGCCATAGATGAGTCACCTGTTGAGGCGTTTACTGATATGACGCAGGTTGATGACCTCTTGGGAATGACTGGATTCATTCGTTCCTTCAATACTACCTTTGCAGGTGAACAACCCAACAGTGTAGCATTCAACTTGGACTTTGAGATAGCCACAGTATTAGCGGAGAACCCGATTAACAGTTTGTAGGGATTATTATGGCATCAACGGCACATGTGGGAGATACTAGGGCATTGGTTTTTCCTGTTATGTGCAATGGATACTTACAGTTGGATTACAGCGAGAACAGCAACTCCAACTACAAGCATAATCTATGGGGTCACAAGGATGAGGGTTTCACCTTTGAGGCGATAGTTTCTCCTTATGATGTGAATGGGATTGGACATAGAACAACTGGTCTAGGAAGATTGGATAGCACAAAAACCCCACCAAGCCCAAACCTATTGTTGGATGACCATGCAGATACAACCTCAAACTATCAGAGTATCAGTTACTTCGGCTCAGGTAGGAATACTCACAAGATGATGTTGTTTCATAATCCAAACTTTCAATTCTACTTGGAGAATACAACCTCCTCTAACTTTAATCAACCAGCAGAGTACAAACTCGTATGCAAGTTAATCTCAGGAAGTAAAACCCATACAGTTGAGACTGATGCAGTAATAACATCTTCAAACCGCTTGAAGGGATACTATGACTCAACAGGTTTCTATGAAAATGGGAGATTGGTAACAGACAAGACAGAACTATCTACAACTGCTACCACAGCAAATGAACAAGCGACAATAACAATAGGTGGAAACCTAGATTCATTCACAAACACTGCGGCTGTTCCAGTGACTCTTGGTTCAACTACAATCACAGTAGGAACTCAACCCACTACTGCAAATGGTGCTCTAGATACATCAGGAAGTTCTACTCTTGGTAGTTTTGCTACTGGGCAGATATCAATGGGTTATGATGGGACATTAGGTAGTTTCAATCTGTTCAATAGCAGTAGTACCTCTGCCGTAGAAACAGCGATTGCGAATAATTCTATCACTATATTCAACGATGGAACAACTACCAGCGATACACATCGTTTGGTTATGGTAGACCAAAGTAACATGCCGTCAGGTGCTTTAACTGGTAGTATTATAGATGGTTTCCTAAATAATGGTGTTGGGATAAGTCAGACAATAAGAACAATGATTGTTGAGGTACAAAGTAGTCCTACTGATGATGCTACAAGTCTTGCTGCTGCTATTAACACGTTCAGTGGTAGTCTACGCATTACTGGTTCTGTCTTTCAAAAAAATGTAATCTTGACAGCAGACCTACGTGGGGCTGCTTACAACAATACCATTACTGTTGGCTCTAATCTAACGGGTTCAGGGGCAGGTGCTATTACCGCTACTGGAATGTCGGGTGGTGTAAATGCCTCAACTGTAAACGGGACTAAGATTAACGAGTATATCACGATAAGCATGGGTAATGCGGCTGGAAATAGTCTGATAACTAAAAATTTCAAGTTCGTTCCTGCCTCACAGATTCTGAACGGAAGCAATGTGAATCATAGCACAGGACAGACGATGCAGACTGACGATGGGACTACTGTTGTCAAGGTAGTGACTAATTCAAATGCCAATACAAGGGCTTCAAGACTTAGACAGGCAATCAGAAGCAGTAATGGATTTGGCTCTTCAAATACTACGAGTTTTAACAATAATATAGTGACGGTAATCTCACCAAACACTCATGCGTCTAGCAATCAAACAAATCAGAACATTACTATAACTTCATCCCAATATGATGCTGATGGTATAGTCACTATCGGTTCTAACCCATTCGACAACTTCTCAGCAGCAACTTCCGCAGTTACCCCTACTGCATTCATAACAATAACAGACTCTGCTGGAAATATTGTAAGATACAAGCCTAGTAAGGGACAGAATGGTGAAAGTACAGGTTCTACTGGAACTGAGAATGGTGGTGTCACATACTTCCTAAACGATTCTTCTAGCACAAGCACTACTGCAACCAATCTAAGAAATGCGATAGCCAATTCTAATGGACATGCTCAGTTCAGCCCTGCGATGAATGCATCTGTATCCAGCAATGTAGTGACTGTTACAGCAACCGCACCAACTGGAAGTCATGCATTGGCTAGAACATCTAACATGAACTCACAGGTTAGTTTGTCCTCATTTAGTGGTGGTAGTGGTAATGCGTTTACCGTCAGTTCAGGTGAGGCTGATGATGTTGGTGCTGGTAATCAGGTTTTCAACAATGCAGGGGTCTTAGTTGGAACTGTTTCATCAGTAAATGGCAACAATATCACCCTAAGTGCTTCACCTGCTACGCCTATTACTTCGACCATGTATATATCACAACCAAGAGAGGCACTGTATATAGAACAACTAAACAAATTCTCATGCGTCTTTGATAAGAGAAGTGTTTCTATCTACGTCAACAATGTGTTAGTACAAAGAAAGCGACTCGATATCTATTCCTTTGAGTTTGATGATGTAGACTGCTACATAGGGCAAGATGGCTCAAACACGAATACGCAGTTCATGGGTGAATTGTATGAAGTCTCCATGCATAAGGGAATACAGCCCTGTGCCACCATATCCACTTTGACACCTAACTTCGGTGATACACTGTTCTACTATACTTTTGGTGATTAAGATGGCTAAGGCAAATGGAACTTTTACCTATCCGATGTCCTCTCAGAAGAACATCGCTGATGCTGGTTCAAACTACGATAACATACTATCTGAGTTTAGCACTGGAACAGCGTTCAGAGATGTGACTGTCAATCCCATCCTGAAGACAACTCATGTTAATTCAGAGACCATCTCCTCATCAGTTACTTCAGTGCCATCAGCGATATTCACTGAAATAAGAAAAGGACCACACGATAGCAGTATCTCAAATGACTCAAACTCAGGAATAGGAAATAGAATACTTCCAGTAAATACGACTCTTTCTAATTATGGAACTGCTAGAGACAATTCTCCTCCATTTAAAATAAAGGTGTATAGTTCTGATGCAAGTGGTGATACTAACAGAAAGTTTGTCTATAACACTCTAGATACTCCTGCCACTGACACACTAGGAATTGATATAGATAATTATGACTACTTTATTCTACTTAATCCATCCATAATACAGAACACTAGTTCTACGACTCAGACATCTGTTAGACCACACTTTGCAAAGATAACAGGAATAACTGGTTTTGAGGAGTTTGGGGATGGGTTGGAGTTCTCACCTAAGTATCCAGTACCAATACCAAAGGGAACTCAGTTTGAGGTATTCAAAGGACCACATAAGATAAATGACACAGATGTAGTTGCTGTTAGTTATGGTCTAAGAGGAGATGCAAATGGAAATACTGACAACTACGATGTGCTTAATTTCGTAAGCAAGCCTACATTCTACTTCTACAATGACAGGCTAGAGCAGGATGACCAGTTAGACTACATGGAGAAGTATACTCTAACTAGGCTACGATGGTTATCTACTCTAACTAACATAACAATCACGGATACTGATGCACATACTAAATATCAAGAAGGCAGTAGTTCTGTTAGATTCGAGGTTGCAAGTTCTAGTGATACGGATAAGTTATGCGAAGGAATGTCTATCTTCAATAGCAGTGACGCATTTATAGGAAACATAAAGGATATTAGTGGCAATTTCTTTCAATTGGATTTTGCTAGAATCGCTATAAGTGCAGATACAAGTAATACTCAGACATACAAGATAGGTCGAGGAATACAGAATGTTGTATTCAGAACTGAGGCTAGAATAAAGGGAGCAATACCAAACAAGGGCAGACAGAAGTTGGATGCAATACTTGTAGATAATTTGAGAAACACTGACAACTCGGATAACAACTTCAACCCTTCCTTTTGGAGAAAGGCATTCGTCAATATGAGAAGACATGAGCAAGATAGCACTACTGCTACTGTTGATGCAAATCACTTTGATGGAGAGTTAAATGGTCCTGCGAGATACATCACATCAGACCCAAGACCTTTCAGAAACGATAAGATTAGCCCGATGACAGATATAGTTGTCAATAGCCCAAGAAACAGAATGAGTAAGTTTGCTAAAATGATAGGCATGAATAACTCAGGAATGCTTCCTCATAAGGTACAAAGGGGTCAGAAACTCAAAGTCCTACATACCAAATTCAGCGATAAAACCACAATGAAGGAACTACCAGTATTGGCTTCTAAGACCAATAATGCCAATACTATCACTTTCACAGAGATAGATGCATCCCATGACTATCAACTATCTGAGAAACTACCAGTGAACTCAATCATAGAGATAGGAGATTACCATTATGTTGTTGATTCATTTGGTGCTAAGAGTTCAAGCAGTCAAGTTCTGACAGTCAAGGCTCGTAAGACAAAAACAGAGAACACTTTCAGTTTAGGAGCAACAGTTCATGAGTTTACGAATTTAGTTCCAAAGGTTGTATTTTGGACAGGCGTACTAAATACAGAGGATTTTGACTCTGAAACTGATGTCATATATGCAGACAATAACCGATTGTCCGTTTCAGATTCTACAATCAAGAAGGAAAATGCTAAGTTTTACAATTCAAGAATTACTTTCAATTCACTTTCACATCATGAGAACTTCGTTGACTTCATTGATAGAAACATGCAATACGTCAAAATTCAAGACGCAAGTAGAAAGTTCTATCAGAGTTCCAACATTCAGAGGTTCTACTATTATGATAATGCATTCAGTCTTCAGAAAGAGGAATTCAGTGGAATAGTAGAATCTACTGATAACATAACTGAGAATGGTCTGTCTACTATGATTATTGAAGGTAGAGACAACTCATCTGCATTGCTTAACAAGTTAGTAAATAGAGACCTCAATCATACTGAGGATATGCTATTCAGCAGTTTGAACCCTGTTCTTCCTCAAGTTGGAAGTTTAATCTTTTCAAATGTGAGTAGCACAGTGTCAGGAGGAGCAGTGTATGGCACAATTACTTGGCCTACTAGTAGTGGAGATAGAGATGCTCCGAAACATTCTATCGCTGTAATGTCAACTGGTCATATAATAGGAGAAGTAGACAGCAAGGCCATAGTTGGTAGTAATTATGTGGTGACTCTAAAACACGCAGCAATTCACACTGGAAACAGTAAGAATGTTAGATTTGTTGACCCGTATAGACTCTCCAACTTTCTTTCAGGAGTAAAAGCACTTGGTAGCAATCCTCAGATTACATCTACCACTGACTTCAAGGGAGTAAGTGACAAAGGAGTGGTTTTCCAAGACAGCGTTAGTTTCTTCAGAGCAGATGACGGAACTCTAAGCACAAGAAAACTAGAGGGAGCATCGAACACAGTTGATACGGTTGGTGCTACATCTAACAGTTCAATACACAAACTAGGCTCTTTCGTCAATAATAGAACGCTTGGTTTCGACATAGGTAAAACAATTAGCATAGACGAATTGACTAGTACACTGTCATCGGCAGACTCTGTATTTGCATTTAAGCCAGTAAATGAGTCAGGTGTAGATACTGAAGATATCAGTATCATGTCTTTGGCAAGTGAGTCGTATGATGTCATCTCATTTGAGAGCAAGGATGATGGGGGAGCAACGATGGAGATTGCACCAAGATGTCCGTTAGTTCTAGGTAGGGTAGTTAACAATGAGGATGATACTAGAAGTAACCACTCGTTCTATCTATTGAACACTCCAATAAACAACGGCGGATTCTTACACAGACTTACGAGACATACTTTACAGAAAATATACACTAGTGACCATGTATACAGATATTGGGATTTACAGAAGTTCAGCGATGGAACTTTAATTGGTAAAGATGCTGGAATATACAAGTCAGCATCCAAGATAAACTCCTATGCTATATCACATCCAATAGATACTGATGGAACTTTAGGTAGTTCAGAATACATAGCAGATAACAGACCCCTTCTAGGCAGCAACTTCCTAGATGATGACCTGACTATAATAAACTCAGCATCAGGACCATTCATAGATGATACTGGTGGTGCTGATAAGACCCCGCCACAGAAATCCCTGTTGACCCGAACATCAACTGTTGGTTCAAGAGTACCGATTTCATCTAATGTCTTGAAGAACATAGATGACAAGGCACAGGTGTATGAAATATACAGCACAGGTGACTTGTATCCTTACTCCAAGTTGAGGTACAACAACCTTTCAGCGAACACCCTTGAGTTCAGTCAATTGGGATGTCTGCTGCAATCAGAGGGGGTACAATCCGCAACAGTGGTTAATCACAGGGACTATGATGGAACGACCCGAATGACTGACATACGAGATGGTAACTTTGAAGCCGTACCGATAAAGTCTGCAACTAAGACAACCGACCAACTAAAGAGATTCGGTATTGCTAGATTAGTGGAGGCCACATTCGACTGGCACTTCAATCCAGTTGATTCCGATAACCTACCGACACCTGAAGAGTCAGAAGTGACGTTCTTGAACTATCAGATGTTTAAGGCTAGGACTGCTGCTGATAATCTCACACTTAGTATCACTGGTAGCAATAATATACAACTACAACACACTACTGGCTCTAGCATTACTCTGAGTGTCGGTGATGCAGTATTCAGAGTAGATACTGGTGAGATGGTAGGATACAAGAAGGGTGGTTCTGATATAACAATCGCAAGCGGTAGTGCAGTTACTATCAACTCAGGCATTACTTGGAATGCAATGACTGGATATCTCAACACAACTGATAACGTTACTAATCTACCAGTATACATAATGCCTGAGTACAGAAACTTGACCTTCAGTTCTCCAATTTTCAAGGGAGTCTTGAAGGATGAGGAGACAGACAATCAGAAGGAAGGCAAAACTGACCTAACAAGCATATTCCTAGTTAGACCCAACTATGAATCAACAGGTTTTTCCTTCGCTAATCTCAGAGGAGATGACATTACCACACAAACAAGTGGTACTTATGTCGGTGGTAGCACCAGTCTAAATGTGACAAATGCCTCTAACTTTTCTAATGCAGGTGTTGGGGAAGTAAATGGAGTCAGGATTCGTTGGTCTAGTAAGAGTGGAAATACCTTGACTCTAGATACAAATGCAGATGACAACTTTTTCTATCTCAATAGAACTCAAGTGGCTTCAGGCACTAATATAATTGAGTACACGGATAACTTTGATGCACCGAATATTCTCTTTCCAATCGTCTTCGAGACTCTCTCCTCTAGTGCAAGTCCCACAGGTAAGGATGTCAGCCCATATCATCCTGATTATGCTTGGGGTGGTCATGCAGATTACGCTGGTCATTACTATCATTCATCGAGAGTTTTGGCAACCAACGTGTCTAACCAAACTACTTCTACCACCTTATCTGATTTAGATAAGTTCCAAAACTCTGACGATGTAAATCCATATAACAACTGCATTGGTGTTTTCAGAAATATAAGAAGGGTATCTACATCCGGTCCAAATCCTAACATAATTCAGACGAGTGCTAGACTAGGTGTGAATACATCATCAGACTATACCTCTTGGATAGGTGCTTCTGATGTATCTAGTAGTCAGGTCTATCAGAACACAAGAAACACGATTGTCTTCAATGAAGGAAGTCAATACTACTCTCTAAGTGGTATCAACAGCATGAGAAAAGATATGGTCTCTAGTGTCAATGATAGAAACATAACGTTCTTGGAATCATTGGAGGATGAGCAGGTATCAGGAAAGAGAGAGATATATCACCGTAACGCTACCACTAGTGGCGGCGGAATATACAAGGCTCAGATGCTAGTCAAACCATTCTTGGACACTGGTGATAGCAATGTCAGTGTCAATAATGGTCTTGGTCAGGATTCCAAGACGCTAACAATCAACGTAAAGAGCAATACCTCACAGCACACTTGGCTCTCTTTCGTTCCTAATTTAACAGGATACTACCTAGTTCCTGAAACGGGATATGACAATCTAAACCAAGTCACTAACGGAGCAATCTCTGACCCATCTCTAGGTGCTAATAATTCTGTTGAACTAGGAACAAGAAGGGAGTTGAACTCAACAGGTATCATCAGAATAGAATCACATACGCAAGGACAGGATGCTTTCTCTGATATCGATACCAATCATGTCATAGTTGGAAGTTCCGCTTTCAACAGTGATAGAACTTACAGGCTCATGAGGTTTGCAGAGACAACCTTCAGAGATACTCCTAATGAAATAATACTCAACAGGCTTCACTACACTGGTTTAGATTACAGTCTAACACCATCTAGTTTCAGAACAGGTAGCACCAATGCAGTTAGAAAACTTGATGAGAAGTTAGCAGAAGGAGTTCTATCGATGTATGTTGTATTGAATACAGATACATTGGGAGGTTCTTCTCTTGGTACTCAGTTCACTAGTTCTATGTTATTTTCAGTAAATCCCTTGCTTGCACATGCAATCATAGGATGTACTAGTGGTTCAACATTTGACATGTTCATCACTGATGGAACTAACACACAGAGAAAGAGAGTGACCTATACTTATGGTCTTTCAGATGACCAAAGGTTGCGTGAGTCAAAATTGACATTTAATGATACAATCACTGGTAATGGAATTGTGTCCTTTTCTGAAATAGTAAATGTAGAGTTGGATAGAAAACCTGACTTGAACAACATCTCCTCTTGTCATATAGGAACAACCATGCTGGTTGGAGAAGAGATTGAGACTGCCATAGACAGAATAGCAAAGGATGCTGGAATGACCACTGATACCATTCAAACGCAATCTATATTCACAGGAAACATAGTCAGTAGCGTTAGTAACAACATAGTGACATGCAAGAAGGCTGTTGTTGGTATAGAAGCAGGTGATGTGATATATACACATGAGGGCTTACCAATAGGCAAGGTAGCCAGTAACGGAGTCTCAGGTAGTAATATAACATTCAATAACGTTCACACTGACACTGATATCGACCTTTGGTATACTCCATTGGTAAATGACGAACTGATAAAGAGAGAGAAGAAGACATTCGTTGCCACGAATAACTTCACCGAGGTATCTGCATTTGATGCAATGAACATACTAGCGAGCAAGAAGGAGATGGACTTCAATGTGGATGGGAAACACATAGATTTCAGAAAGATAGGAACAGTAGACTTACTAGTTAAGAAGAGCATAAACTATAACACGAATAGACTATTCAAGGTTGAATCTAATGCCGCTTTATTTGCAAAGGCAAGTAAAGTGACAGTTGTAGGTGATAGAGTTACTGAATCTGCATCTGAGGATATAGATGGGACAGAGATAACATTTGTTGATTCAACGATAAGAACTAGACAGGATGCATTAGTTAGAGCAGTGGAGTTGCTTCAATTGCACAATAGCGACAATAGAAGAATAAAACTAACACTAGAAAGAAAGGGATTAGAGTCATTGGAAGCAGGGGATGTGATAAAACTAAGTTTCGAGGAACAGAATATACCCACTGGAAATTACATAGTGTTTGAAATAGAGAACATTCTGTCAAGCCAAATATCCATGATAGTAGGAACATTCGATAAAACAATAGCAGAAAGGCTGACTGAATTAGGAACTGGGCAGAGACAAAATACTGCCACTACTTTCAGCAAGAACAAGGTATCAGCAAGTGGAACTACTCTGTTTGTTGATAAGATGAACATAGAAGTAACTAACGTTACTTACACAATCTCAGGAACAGGTGCAGTATCGAATGTTGGGTTCGGTGCAAAGGTAGGTTTCTTTGATGATGGTGCATCCGAAGATGCAATGGCGGAACTGGATAGCAGTGGAACAGAAGTTGGATTCAGTAGACAATCAGTGGGTGTGCTGATAGAATATGATAGTGAGGATTGAAAATGACAGTAGTAAACACAGGAGCAAACGAAATAGCAGACCATATAGCGGCTACTTACAGAGTGGTAGCAGTAGGCAATGGTGGAGATACAACTTCCTTGCAGTCTACTGGTTTGAACAGTTTTGTCAGAATGAAGACAGGAATAATACCTGATGTAGTTGGTTCTTCCCTGATATACAATGTCAGTTTCACAGGAGCAGAGATTCCATCTTCAGGAATATCTGAACTAGGCATATTCAAAACAGGAACAGGTGAGAGCAATGGAACGACCCCACCTAACGGTATTTTATTGAGCCGAGTCACCTTCACAAACACCGGAGTAGTTGGTTCGAGTGACACAGTTTCATTTCAAGTAAGGTTAGAGGTGGGTAATTAATGACATCAAATATAGGAATAATTAGTGGAATGGACACCAGTGTAGTACAACTGAAAGATGGTGTTGACAACATTCACAGTGGTATCATCAAAGCACTACAAGCGGCTACTGGTGAGAACAGAGGAATAGATGGATTCGACTTGACACAGACCACAAACGGTGGAACAACTAGATTTATTGTTGGTGCAGGTAAGGTTTTGAGAAACGGTAAACTTGTCTCTGTTTCAGGTGCTAACTTAGATACAACTACTGGAACAATACAAAGTGGTTCTTCTGATTGGTATGGTGTTATCGTAGTATGTGATGGAACAGAAAGCGGTGAAACGGCTAATACATTGAAGTGGAGACCCGGCACTGTAACTGGTCATGCTCTTAGAAACACATCTGCTACTGTTGCAGAGTTGAAGGGTGGAGATATACCAATCATAGTTGCAAAGATAGACGCTGCTTCTTCTGCGAATGTAACTACTAGAAAACATCAATATCTTGGATATGAACAATCAATCAGAGAGTTTTCAGCAATAAATGCAGGAACTGAGAGACTCAGAATAAACAAAGAGGGAACTCTAACTCATACCCCTAGTTCCACTGCATACACACTGACGCTTCCTTCTGCAACTGGGACTGTGGCTCTGACATCCGACCTATCTAATCTAGCAGCAGGTAGTCTAGCAAGTGGTGCAGTGACTAATGCTAAACTTGCAAGCAATGCAGTAACAACTACTAAGATTAACAATGATGCAGTTACATTCCAAAAAATGCAAGACCTATCTGCTGCATTCAAGTTAATTGGAACTGGAAGTGCTTCAGGACAAGTATCTGAAGTTTCAATTGCAACAGGTCACATATCTGATAACGCTGTTACCACAGCCAAGATAAATAACAACGCTGTTACTTCAGCAAAGATTGCGAATAGCACTATCGTAGCAGGAGATTTAGCAAGTGGGGCAGTTACCCTCGATAAGATTACTGATATCGCTCAAGATAGAATACTCGCAAGAGTGGCAAGTGGTACAGGAGATGTTCAGGCAATAACTGCGGCTCAGTTAAGGACTTTAATCAATGTAGAAAACAATGCCGATGTCACTGGCACTGCTAATGTAAAGTCTGCTCTAGGCGGAGATTTAGGTAATTTCACACTAGGAGATAGTAGTGACAATACAACTGTTGCTGGTAATCTCACAGTGGCAGGAAATCTAACTATCAGTGGAACTACAACTACAATTGATTCAAACAACGTCAACATAGGAGATAGGATAATCACCCTAAACTCAGATTTGACAGGTACGCCACCAGCATCTGAAGATGCAGGGATAGAGGTAGAAAGAGGAAACCAATCTAATAAGACGCTGGTTTGGGATGAGAGTGCAGGAAGATGGACAGTTGGCTCTGAGACATTCGTTGCAGGAACATTCATTGGTAATCTAACGGGAACTGTCTCTTCTGCTACTGCTTTGGCTACCTCTAGAAACTTCTCGATATCAGGAGATGTCACTACCTCTAATTCAGTATCCTTCGATGGTACTGGAAATGTTGCATTGGCTACTAGTCTTGCGGCAGGAGTTGTAGATACTGAGGAACTTGCTGGTTCAGCCGTTGAAACCGCTAAGATTGCTAACCTAAATGTCACTACTGATAAGATAGCGAATCAAGGTGTTACCTCTGCTAAGATAGCAAATGATGCAGTGATTAGTGCTAAGATAGCAGATGATGCTGTCCTGACTGCTCATATCGCAGATGACCAAATCACTTCTGCACTAATAGCAGATGATGCAATAATATCTGATACGATTGCCAGTAATGCAGTCTTAGATGCTCACATAGCAGGGAGTATCTCTCAGAATAAGATTACAGGATTAACATCTGCACTAGCAGGAAAGCAAGGAACACTGACTTATGGAACTGGTCTATCTAACTCAGGAAACACAGTAAATGTGGATATTCTTGAATTAAGTGTTGAAAACGCAATAAATAGAACATTAGATTTCATAATGTTCAATGATGCAGATGGAGGGATAAAGAGAACCAATATCCTCAATATATTCAACAAAATGCAAGCATCTGACATACCTGACCTAAATGCCAGTAAGATTACAGGTGGTACTTTTGCTGATAGTAGAATACCAAGCCTAGCAACTAGCAAAATAACTAGTGGTACATTCGCTACTGCAAGAATCGCAGATAACGCAGTAACTTTCGATAAGGTTCAGGATATTGCATCAGGAGTGCTTCTAGGTAGAACTACTAGTGGTACAGGTGCAATAGAGACAATCTCTGCATCTGCCGCTAGAACATTCTTGAATGTAGATACTGCTGGAACGGACAATTCAACAAATGTCACTCTATCCGGTAGTAGAAACTATCTGACTCTAAGTGGACAACAAATAACTCTAGGTGAGATAGACATATCAGATGATACAAACTTGGTTGCAGGTAATCGTGTCACGTTAAGTGGTGACACCTTGAATGTAGATGGTGACTTGGCTAACTATGACAACAGCAACAGTGGATTCCTAACAGCACACCCCACAATTTCCAGTGCAGCCAGTAGTTCCAATAATGAAGGTAGAACATACATTCAAGATATTACACTAGATAGCAACGGACACGTTGTAGGAATAGCAACTGGAACAGAGACTGTTACTGATACTCAATACTCAGTAGGAGATGGAGGACTAACTCAAAATAACTTTACGAATGCATTGAAGAGTAAGTTAGACAGTATGGCTTCTAATGCCAACAACTACATTCTACCCAAAGCCACAGATTCGATTTTAGGTGGTTTCAAGGTTGGAAGCAATCTTACCATGAATGCTGTATCAGGAGTTCTGTCTGCTGATACTCAGTCTGATGTCAACTTCACATCTGCTCTAAACACCAAGTTAGCAGGAATAGCAACTGGTGCAACGGCAGGTGCTAACTTCGCAACAAACGTTAGCAACATCTCAGTAACAAACGCTCAACTTGCTGGTAGTATTGCGAATAACAAACTGGCAAATTCATCAGTAACCGTGAACGGAAGCACTGTTGCTCTAGGTGGAAGTATTACTCTAACAACTGCAAACGTAGCAGAAGGAGCAAATCTATACTACACAGATGAAAGAGTGGATGATAGAGTCAACGCTTTAATTACTGATGGTGAGGGAATTACTACAACTTACAATGATGGGAACGGTACAATTGTCATAGATGTTGAGGATGCTACTGTATCTAACAAAGGAATCGCTTCATTTGCTAGTGCTGATTTTGACATATCTAGTGGAGCAGTCAGCATAAAATCAGGTGGTATAAGCAATGCACAACTCGCTGGTTCTATACCTAATAACAAATTAGCAGATATCGCACAGAGCAAGGTTACTGGTTTAGCCACTGCTCTAAACTCGAAAGTTGAGAACCTTGGTGATTTGAGTATAACTGCATCTGCTGCTGAAATTAACATATTAGATGGAGTGTCAAATGTAAGTGCTGCTGAGATTAATCATCTAGATGGAGTAACATCATCTATACAGACACAACTCAATGCAAAACAAGCGGCTGGTAGTTACCTATCGACATCCTCAAGCATCTCAGACTTGTCAGATGTAAGTGGATTGGATACAAGTCTGACGAATATAGGTGGACATAACACATCCATTCCAACCACCACTGCTGTAAAGTCATATGTGGATGTTCAGATATTCGATGCTATTGATACTCAGTATACGCTTAGGGCTGCTGATGGTGCTACATCAAATGCGAAGAAACTTGAACTCGCTGGAATAGATGGTTCAGTGACTAGCATTGGTTTCCAAGGAGTAGGAAACATTTCAGTTTCAAGAAACCACTTGGGGTTGACAATCGATTCAGTAGCCAAGCCGATAAGTTCAGCAGCATTCAGTGGAAATACTCTAACTATAACGAAAACAGATAACACCACAGTTACCGCTACTATACCTGATGCAACAACATCTGCTCATGGTCTGATGACTGACACCCAATTTGATAAACTGGCTGGAATTGAAGCGGGAGCAAATGTCACTGACAAAGCGAATGTTGTCGCTGCTCTTGCACTTCTCGATGAGACTGATACTCTACACATTGGCGATGCTGGTAATGATACTACTGTTAGGGTTAGGGGCAATCTCTTTGTTGATGGAACAAGTACAACAGTAAATCAAACTAAAGTGAATGTTCAGAACGCATTCGTCTTTGAAGGTGCTTCTGCTGATGCTCACGAAACAACCCTGACAATAGTTGACCCAACTGCTGACCGAACAATTAGCCTACCAAACATAAGTGGAACTCTAATTACAACTGGTGATACAGGGACAGTATCTTCAGGTATGATTGCAACAAATGCAATAACAAACGTCAAATTAGCCAACAATGCTGTTGATACTGCTGAGATAGCAGATAGTGCTGTTACTGCTATCAAGATGGCAACCGGAAGCGTAGTCACTTCTAGACTAGCAGATGACAGTGTAACAACAGCGAAAATAGTGGATGATGCTGTTACCCCTGCTAAAATCAACATTATTGATGATTCAATTAGTGCAATTGATACACAAATCATGGTTGCAAACGGTACTCATTTCACAAACAAACCAGTTTCAGGAGATGCGACTATCAGCAACACTGGTGCTTTGACAATAGGGAACAACAAAATCTCCACTGCGAAGATAATTGATGATGCAATAACCACTGACAAAATCGCTGCTGACCAAGTGACATATGCGAAGATTCAGAATGTATCTGCTGATGAGAGGATACTAGGTAGGGTATCAGGTGCTAATGGAGTAATAGAGGAACTTACTGCAAGCCAAGTTCGCACAATGATAAATGTAGAATCAGGTGCTGATGTAACTGTTGCTACTAATGTCGCAGCAGCCGGAGCAGTGATGGATTCAGATTTCAATTCTAATGGCTTAATGAAAAGAACTGGTGCAGGAACTTACACAGTAGTTGCAGTTGATTCTTCGGGACATCCTGACATATCCGCAGCAAGCGATAGTCTCAACTCAGGAAGAACATACATACAGGATATCGAACTTGATAGCAATGGTCATGTAATTGGTTTGGCTACTGCTACCGAGACAGAGGTAAAGAGAACTCAGGAAGAGATTGAAGACTTCGTTGGTGGAATGGTCACAGGCAATACTGAGACATTCATCACAGTAGACTATCAAGATGGAGATGGTACGCTTGACTTCATAGTTCCAGTTCTAAATGAGAACAATTTGAACTCAAACTCTGCCACACATCTCGCTACCCAACAATCCATCAAGGCGTATGTGGATACCGAAATATCGGATTTAGTCAATAACGCACCTTCAACACTAGACACTCTGAAAGAAATAGCAGATGTGCTAGGAGATGATACTCAAATAGCGGGTACGATAATCGATGCTCTTGGAAACAGGGTGAGAACGGACACCGCTTCACAAGGTCTCGGTACGACAGCAAAGGCAAATGCTAGAGCAAACATAGGTGTAGATGTAGCGGGAACTGATAACTCAACAGATGTGACTCTTGCATCTGTGTCAAACAACTATCTCAGTATTTCAGGACAGGCAATCACTGCTGGAACTGTGCCTCTCTCACTGGGAGGAACTGGGGCTACTTCAGCATCTGCCGCAAGAAGTGCATTAGGTGTTGATGCGGCTGGAACAGATAACTCCACTAATGTCACACTAACTGGCAGTGGAAACTATCTCAGTATCAGTGGACAAGCAATTACAGTTGACCCAATAGATATCTCAGATGATACTAACCTAACTGCTGGAACAGGGCTGACTCTAAGTGGAGATACACTGAATGTAAATGCAGCACAATCAGGAATCACAAGTGTTGGAACACTATCTTCCCTAACTGTATCAGGAGATGTCACAGTAGACACTAACACATTCAAGATAGATACAACGAACAATCGTGTTGGTATTGGAACATCAACACCCGGATACAAACTACAAGTAGAAGGCTCATTCGCTGCACAAACTAAGTCTTTCGTTATTCCACATCCTACACAAGAAGGTAAGACACTACAACATGGTTCTCTTGAAGGACCGGAACATGGAGTGTATCATAGAGGCAGACTAGAAGGAAGTGTGATACAACTACCTGAGTATTGGACAGAGTTGGTTGATGAGAATACAATTAGTGTTCAATTGACTGCTAATGGTGACTTTCAAATGCTCTATGTAGAAAAGATAGAAGACAACCAAGTGTTCGTGGCTAATGCAGCAGACGAGGGCATTGACTGTTTCTATCTGATTCATGGTGAGAGAAAGGATGTTGGAAAGATGGAGGTTGAATACTGATGGGTAACTCGGACAAGGACATTCTAATTACGCCAAACAAAGGACAGAGTGCAAAACCAAAGATAGAGGTAACTGGTTTTGACAATACAACTAAGGCAATAGAAGTCAACAATGATGGTTCTCTGACATTCAATGCGAAGATTGCAGCAACATCAGGTTCT